TCGATTACTCGCAACAAGAACCACGGATCGTTGTACATTACTCTTCTGTGATGGGGTTAAGAGGCGCAGACGAAGCTGTAGAAGCTCTTAAGAACAGAGATGCTGACTTCCATCAAATCGTTGCCGATATGGCAGGGATACCGCGTAAGCAAGCTAAGAACATTAACCTTGGTTTGTTTTATTCTATGGGTGTTGGTAAATTATCAGGTGAGCTGGGGCTTACGATAGATGAAGGTAAACAATTATTTTCACAGTATCATGAACGTGTTCCGTTTGTAAAAGCGTTAACCGAAAGAGCAATGCAACGAGCCGCTCAACAAGGTAGTATTAGAACATTGTTAGGTCGTAGATGTCGTTTCGATAAGTGGGAACCAAATCAGTTTGGTACTCGTAAAATTATGGATCATAAGACTGCTTTTGCAGAGTATGGTATGGGTGGTATTAAACGTGCATTTACATATAAAGCTATGAATAGATTAATTCAAGGCTCGGCGGCTGACATGACTAAAATGGCGATGAAGCTCTTATATGAAGAAGGGATCAAGCCACATATCCAAGTTCATGATGAATTAGACTTTTCTGTAGAGTCAAAAGAACAGATTGAAAAGATAAAAGATATAATGGAACATTGCGTAGAGATGCGTGTACCTAGTAAGGTTGATGTAGATCTTGGACCAAACTGGGGGGATGCGAATGACTCTGGATGAATTTAAAGATGAATTAGCTAGATTAAATCATCGTGTAATGTTCTTTTACGAATACAACATATCTGTAAAAGATCAAAGAAAAAACGCAAAGAATACAAGGACATACATCAACGCTCAACGAGGTGACTTTTTCGGTAAGACGAATAAGAATGCAAAGTTAAAACTAATCGAGTTACGAAACCTTGTTAAGGATTAGTTTGGTATATATTGATTTTAATTGCTCCTATATTATAAAAATATAGCTACCTATAGGAGAAAGATCGTGACGACACCACCTGTTAAAATAAATGCCGAGTTAGCGATGGCCATGTGGTCTCGCTTAAACGAGGCTAAGGCTCCAGAGGCCGATATTCTTGCCGCCGCTATTATAGGTCAGGGCTTTGAGCCTAGCTTAGAGGGGGCAGAGGCGTTAGACTTTTACCGTGAGTATCTTATTGTTAATGGTTATATCGACGAGGTTCCAGACAAAACTCAGATACACTAATATCCTCTAATAGAAAGCGAGAAAGATATGTTAGATAGATTAATAAAAGAATATGGCGACGCTTGCGCTCAAAAACAAAAAGCGAAAGACCATATGCGTAGTCATATTGCTCAGGCTAGAGAGTGTCGTGTGTATCCTAATTTGCACACATACTCTACTCTTAAGTCCCCTTATTTTCTTAATCAGGCTACTAGCTGGATAGAATTAATTTTAAAGTGGGACGAAATTGTTAAGTGGAAAAAAGAAAACCTTCTTCAATATATAGCTGATATGGAGTTATATAAAGATGCCGCTTGAAGATGAAGAAATGTACGAGCTTCGTATGGCTCGTATGCAATGGCTAGACCCAGATAGAAAGGAAAAAGCGATGGGAGCTTTGAAGAAATTAGCTATGGACTGGCAGTTCATGGATGCAGATGATTTAGTATGGTTTTTAAATACTGATATTTCTGGTAAACGATTATTAGGTTTTGGTGAAGCGCAGTATAGTGATATAGAAGGCGTCCTTGGATCTCCGACTATTTTAAAACAGCGTAAAGAACAAGGCGTTGCTATGATGAAATTTAAACGGCAAGAAAAAAAGTGGGAGTGGGTATGGACTCTCCGCTGTGCTTGGGGTTTAATGTGGAGCGATGGTGCTGTAGCTATTATTCATGATCGTGATAGTTCGGTTAAAGAGATGGAAGATCTCAAACATTGGCACGTAACTGGAGATATCCAAGGTTGGGATAGATTAAATTCAGGCTTGGTTATTAATGATTATTGTGTCAAACTAAAAAGTGCATAAAGAAACTTATGCATCCTCCCTTAACTTGCTGGCGGCTTATTAGTCGCCAGCCTTTTGCTCTTTTAATAGAAAGTATGATCGGATATACTAAAATACTTAGAAAGTAAGAATGTCATAAATACACTGGAGGTATCCAATGACAACAGAAAGCCATAAATCGGTAGCTATTGAGTTGCCTACATATAAAGTCTTAAAAGCAGTTGCAGAAAGAGAGTTTCGCTCTCCTTCAAAACAAATAGCTTATATGCTATACAGAGATCATCCTGAGTTATTCAAAGACCCAGAGATATTAGCCGAAGACGATGATAGTATAAAAACCGCTGATCATTATTTAATTAGTAATGAAAAAAGGTCTATGTATCGCTCTTGGCAAATTATTATGTGTTTAAAAAAGAACGAGCATCTTTGTCCTTTGTCGAAAGGACAGATATTAGATGGCATAAATTATCGTTACAAAAAAGGTTCGCATACTTTGTTGACTAGACCTATTGGTGTCGGTTTAGTAGCTAGGACAGAAGACGATCGTTTTGAGCTGACAGAGTTTGGTCATTATGTTTGTAAACAGTTAAACTCTGATACACCTGTTCGACTTACTGAAGCTATCTTAGATGCGTTTCGTGTAAGTTTTAAACAGTCTAAAGCTCCTACTTTATCTTTAACGAAAGGGAGCTTGAATATACGATGACAAGTGAAATAAAATCAGTTCCATATAATCAAGGCGCGGCTGATCGTTACTATGGCCGACGTCCATGGCCTAGAGTAGATAATGAGGTTCGTCAATTTATTCATGAAGAATATAAGCGCGGTTGGAACGAAGAAGAAGATCGTAAAGATTGGGGCGATGGACAATATGCCCCTCAACAATGTGATATGGAATAGAGGGGGTGAACACGTTCCTTTGTAGGCGGCGAGCCTGAGTTTATCGTCGTCTCGGCAGAAGTATGCTTTTTGTCACGGAGACTATTTAGTAACTTTAAGATAACATAGAAAATTACGAACCACAGTCGTAATCCTTCATCAATATGGTATTAAGAAGTTTGTGCATAATAGTCTTAGATCGAGCATATGGAAGTGAAATACAAGGCCACGGCTGTCCAACCATTTTTGCCCTCGCGCGTCCTTTTTTGTTTGTTTTGGGGGACGCTGGTTATCGGAGATGGGGAAGATCTAAAGCTGGTTCACCTTAAAGATGAGAAGGCGAAGCCGTGGAATACTCACCGATTATTTTGTTATATATTGATACGCCGTTGTAGACTATAATAATATAGTAAATAGAAAGTAGAAAGGTATCATAATGAAGAGATTTGTTTTAGATAATCTTTGGCGTAGTGTCCATAACCATCCTCATTGTACTGAGGATCTCGTTAAAGCAGTTCGTGCTAATATCAAAGTTTCCGTAATTTATGGTGCTGATGAGTTTATTTATACTCGTAATGAATTACAGGCCACTCTCACATTGCTCGACATGACCGCACGTCTTGAAGCAAAGGAGGACTCGTAATGTTACAGTATTCCGCTCAGGTTCATAGTCCTTGTATTAATGGTCATTGGCTTACCCCTATATACCCTACTATCAAAAAATTGCAGGAGTATCTGCAAAAGGCTTTCGATAGTGGTATGTTATGTGACCCTGATGGCGTTGAGGAGATCGTAGTTTTAAAAGGTCAAGGATTTGGTCATATGCCCAAGATCCATGGTTATTATGATTGGGTCGATGGTAAGCTAAAACTCGATAAGAGTAAGCCAGCTTTTATTCATAATGTTTTGTATGGGTTGGGAGATTAGTATGGGTAGTTCAGGCGGTCTCAGTCAAAGTTATAAACAGTTCCTTGATGATCTTCGTGAGGGCGGTTCTATAAATATGTTCGGTGCTCCTGCTGTTCTTCAGCAGGAGTTTGGTTTAACTAGACACCAAGCTATTGATATTGTTAAAACTTGGATGAAGGAGTTTAAGAAAGATGACTAATCAAGAGTTGCCTTTATCTTGGCGAGAAAAGATCGCCAATAGACAGTGGTATCCAAGTGGTATCCCTTATCAAGTGCAAGAAGATGGTTTTATCTTTGGTGAGTTTCATCGTTATGAATATGCTATTCTTTTTGCTGAGGCTCTTCAAAAATCAGGTAAAGCTGGCTCTCATCTTAGCATTATGAGTCCAGAAGGTTTTGCTGATTGGGAGGGAGAAAATGACTAATTTAGCTCAAGAGAACGCGCAAGATAAAATTGAAAAACTTAAATTTCATTCTATGGCAAATACGATTGCTATGCTAACCTTCTATGAGATTGACGAGTTAGTAGATGCTTTGGAAGATGTATCGCCTAGTCTACCCTATACCTTTCAAAGCGCACTGTTTGAAAACCTAAAGAAAAGAAAAAACAGGAGTGAAAAATGAGAAGGTCATTGATATATCTTCATATCGACAAAGCTACTGTTCCCTTGCATCAGCCTCGGTATCGTCTATCTCGTGTTTTTACTGGAATTGGTATAGCCTTGTTTTTAGCGGCGGCTATTTACACTATTTTGTTATATTAATCGCCGTTGTTGTGGTTTATACTATATTTATATTTAACGTGCAAGAAAGGTAGAAATAATGGCACACGAAATAGAAACTATGGCTTGGGCTGGCGACGTTCCGTGGCATGGCTTGGGTATCGAAGTTACTTCTGACTTAACACCTGTTCAGATGATGCAAGCCGCTGGTCTTGATTGGACAGTATCTAAGCGTCCTGCTTATACACTTGACGAGCCAGAGTGGCACGAAAAAGTTGGTGTTATGCCAGTCGACGGCCACCACTTCATTACTCGCGATAGCGATAAAAAGATTTTATCTCATTGCGGTGACGATTACGTTCCTATCCAAAACGATCAGATCTTCGACTTCTTTAAGAAGTTTACAGACGCTGGTCATATGACTATGGAGACTGCTGGTTCGTTGCGCGGTGGTTCTGAGATCTGGGGTTTAGCTAAGATTGCTTCAGACTTTGAGCTTGCTGGTGGTGATGAGGTTAAGGGTTACTTACTCATTAACCAGCCGCATGTTGCAGGTAAAGCTATGGTCATTAAGTTTACTCCGATCAGGGTTGTATGTAATAATACATTGACCGTCGCTTTAAACGATGGCGGTGCAGCGTTCCGTATGCCACATATTCGCGAGTTCGATATGGATGTTCGCGAGGCGGCAGAGACAGCTCTTGGGTTATCTAAGGCTAGACAGCAGGAGTTCAAAGAACAGGCAGAGTTCCTCGCATCTAAGTCCTTTAAGACAGAGAGCGTCATGGATTATATCGCCGAGTTGTACCAGCCGCAGTTACTTATCGAAAAAGGTAAAGCATCTGTCAAGGACGACTTCATCATGCAGGAGAAGTTTAACAAGACTTCTGAGCTTGTCCTCCAGTCTATCGACCAGTCTCCAGGGTCTACCCTCAAAGCTGCTAAAGGTACATGGTGGGGCGCTCTAAACGGTGTGACCTACATGGAAGATCATAAGCGGCGTGAGACCAGTGGGGGTAACTCCCTTCATAGCGCATGGTTTGGGGCTGGTGCTAACCGAAAAGCTAAAGCTCTTTCAAAAGCTGTAGAGTACGCATCAGCTGCATAAAGATGTGGGGTCAGTCAGAAGGCTGACCCTCTACTCGCCCCAAGGTTAGCTGCTGACCTTGGGGCTTCTTTTAGGTGATTAGTTTGTTTATTTTGCGACTATTATTCGCGCCTTTGTTATACTATAATATATGTACAGTTAATAAAGAAAGGTAGAAAGATGATTTACATTTATGCAGAGCGCGAGGCTTGCGAGGATCGTTTAGTTGCTACACTTGACGAGCTTGACCAAGTTGTACCCTTCCTTAATTTGGTAGACCAGTACGGTTATTGGCCAGAAGGCTTTTGTTGTACTGTCTTTTGTCCTGACACTACTAACGATAAACATGTTGGTGTAGTCTATCACTTTACTGATACTCTTGAGGTGCTAGGTACTTTCGATACTCGTTCTTCGTTCTTGGTCGATAAGATGCCTGAGTATTTCTGTACGCCTAAGTCTTTTAGTGAGGTGCGCCCAGCCAGCGACCCTCAAGAGTGGTGGGGGTAGTTATGAGTAATTACATAGAGCCACCAAAGCCTAATTACGAAAAGCGCGAGCCTCATTGGTCTCCAATGCCGTTCGCTGAGGGAGCTATAGATGTTTGGGTCGGTGGTGACGCTTCTCATTTTCCCGAAGTTTTGCATGATTTATCCTCTGTTGAGTTAACTTGTACTCCTTGGGTTGATGGTAATGAAATAGTCGTTGAGCGTGCTGAGGATGATGACTATGTTTATATTACCCATAGTCATCCATCAGCAGGCGGTGATACTGGTACAGTGTTTCGTTATTATAAAACTTTTGATTAAATCTCCATAACTTATTGGGGGCTTTTGCCTCCAATCTTTTTTCCTACAGGTTTGAGTGTCTGAGTGACTAAAAGCTAGATCATAATGTCATAATCTCATAATGCTTGCTGTAATGCTCTTGTACCTTGGATCTTGGACTATGAGATTTATAATAGTATAAATCATAGGGTTGTCAAATATCATAAGAACGATAAGACGTCGCGGCAAAAGTTTCTTATACAAGCATTGTATAAACCTACACAGACAGACATTGGTTAGTTGTTGCGCTGGGTTAGAGAAACCATTATGTTTACTTTGTTAAGCATTATGGAGAAGAGATTGGCAAAACCACCAGTATCTTTGGATACCTTAGAACACACACCAGTTGAACCATCAGAGTGCGGATTATATTGGGTCACGCCCGAAGGTAAGAGACTACGACCACTGACACCAGCGCACAAAAAGTTTTGTCAGCTGTATGTACAGGGAGCGTCAGGAGCGGAGGCTGCTCGTAAAGCAGGATTCACAAAACATAAATTTGGTGCGAAAGTCCAAGGGTCTGCCTTGCTTCGTAAGAATCCTCTTATCGCAAACCACATTATAGAATTAATCCAAATCGAGCGAGAACGTGCAGCTGTCTCCATGGACTCGCATCTAACAGAGCTTTCCCATCTTCGCGATGAAGCTAAGATAACAGGGCAAATCAGCGCGGCTATTTCGGCTGAGGTCTCGAGGGGTCGAGCCGCTGGGCTATACGTTGAAAAGAAAGAGGTTACTGTTTCAAAGGTAGAAGCCATGTCGGACGAAGAGCTTGCTTCAAAGTTAAAGCAGTTGTTGGATGGTGACAATATGAAAGTAGTGAACGATGTACAGTACAGAGAAGAAATTGTATCAAGCCCTAAAGACGAATCTGCCCAAGGTCCATTGGCAGAGGATCGAGACGGGAGCATTACAGCAGGGAGTGCCTGACGTCAATGCATGCTATGGCGGTCGTGAGTTTTGGCTTGAACTTAAGTGTACATTGAACGACCGAGTATCACTATCCCCTTTCCAATGTTCTTGGCACATGCGCCGTGCAACAGTTGGGGGTGCTTCATGGATCCTGGTTTCATCACCTAAAGCCTTGACACTACATCGTGGAGGTGATGCCTTGAGGCTGATGGAGGATGGTGTTTCATCATGTATTGCTTCATCATACTCTGCTCCAATCGATTGGCCTCAGTTTTTGGGCGATGTTTGTTTGACTGACCGACTGATTGACTGAGTGAATGACTGATTGATTGACTCGCCCCTGGTCTCGCGGCGTGATTATTTTGTTTATTTTGTAGTTAATTTTGACTTTACATTGCTGCTTTACCATACTATAATAAGAGCATGGTTAGGGCGAGGTGTCCAGCCAGTTAGAAAGCAGAAAGGAGGCCATCATGGCCAAAGCAGCAAAGAAGACCGCCACTTCTCCAAAGGCGACTAAGTCACCAGCTCCAAAGACAGCTCTTAAGGTTGTCGATCCTGTTGGTAACTCTGGCATTCCTGCCCCTGCACCAAAGGGTTTTAATGGCCGTAAGGTCACTCTCTTGACTAAGGATATTCCTAATCGTAAAATCGCTGGTCAGGCGATGATTATCCTTAATACTCTTGAGGCGCTGGGCGGCACTGCTACGCAGGGTGAGATCGTTGGTGCGCTCTTGGATAATGGTCTTAAGACTGTCCAGACTCCAAAGCGTATCTATGACTTCTATCGTAAGCAGCTGACTGAGATGGAATATATCAAGCTTGACTAATCTCCCTTGGGCGGCCAGTGTTTGCTGGTCGCCCTTTCATCAGCTACTGCCCCTGAGTGACTGACTGACCACCCTTCATCATCATATGCAGTTTTCGCCTGATTGATTGATTTTTCTTATCATTGGTTTTGACCAATGATATTGATTGTCTGACTGATTGACTGACTCGCATAAACGAGCTGATAGCTTTGTTTATTTTGTACTAGCTTTCATGAGCGTTGTATACTATAGTATAAGGGTAGTTAGTTATAGAAAGTAGAAAGGTACATAACTATGCAGTATGTTGGTATTCGAGACGGTGTCTTTGTGGTCTATGAGGAAGTTCAAGCTCCTTATAATCCAGTTCCTGTTTGCATGAATCATTATTGCGATAAACCTGCTCTTTATACGACTGACGTCAAGAGCGTGTACTGTGACGATTGCATACACGAAGTTTGTTATAGCGATGGAGATATATAATGGTTGAGTATGGTGATGTAGGTTGTGACGGTTTCGATTACGCTGAGCATCCTCAGTACGGTAGGCTTTCTTTTAATCCTGAAGTCGCACGATATATTCGTTGGGGGAAGATAACTTATCATGTCCCTCGCGTAGTTAGTGAGTTGTTTGAGCAAGCACTCGCATCAGAGCACGGTCATGCTGGCGGTCGCGATAAAGCTGACCTCATGATGGAGCTTATGGGTTGGCGTGACGCTAACGTCATGGGGTCTTGATCATGGACGGTACTCTCATCTTCCTCATCGTCTGTGACGTGATTCTATTGCTCGCCCTCTGGCTTAAGGTCAGAGAGGCGTGGCAACAGAGCCACCACTCTTCATCATCATAAGAAAGCTAGAGCGTGAGCGTTGACTCGTTCGCGCTCGCTCTTTGCGCGGGGGCGTTGATTGACTGACTCGTTTCTTTGTTTGACTGACTCGTATTCGATCTTACTATAGTATAGTTACAAGCTATCAGCTGATACTAAATAAAGTATGATCAGGGGGTTTACTTTAGTAAGAAAATCACTATAATTAATCGTGTTGAGACGGCGCGGTTGTCGTCTCCGGTTTTGGAGGGACTCCATTATGACTAAAATTTCTAAGCCTACTACTTCTGCTACTGTAACGCCTACTGTCGATGCTGCTTCTGTGGCGCGTTGCGGTATCCCTGCCCCGACTGCTAATGGTCGCGGTAACATTAAATTGTCGCTGGCTGACGACGCGGCTGCTAAAATGGCTGCGCTTGAAAAGCCTTTACCAGCTCAGGCGCAGGCTATTCTTTACCAGCTTGACCAGCTGGGTGGCGTGGCTACTCAGGCTGAGCTTATTAAAGCGCTTGACGATAAAGATAGCGTGCTCCAGACTGTGCAGGGCGCTACTCGTATCGTGACTTTTTATCGTAAGCGCTTGCTTAAAGAAAAGCTCATTAAGGCTGGTTCTTAAGCCGCTGGCTGGGGCTTCGCGCCCCAGCCTTTACTTTTTGAGTCCCAGCTGGACGCGGTCTGGCTGGGGCTTTTCCGCACCCCCACCACCCCTAAAACGCGCACGGCCTTTATATAAGCAACATCGTGTTATAGCAGCCTCGAGATATGGCAAAAATTTTTACAAAAATTTACATAAACTACTCATACTATTGTTAATGGTCCAAGATCCCTTGTCATAGATCAAAAATTAGTATATCTTTTGCGAATATATTTCCGAGGAGAAAAATATGGCTAGAGGTTTTGCTGGCGAGGATGAGGCAGGTAGAGCTAATGACCCTTCGGGGGTTAGTACGGCTGGTAATCCTGGCGACCAAGCTGGGCAAACAGGCACAGGCGGTGGTCCTGGAGGTGAAGATAGAGGCGGTGGTGGTCGCGTTAGAAGCGAAGATTTAGATGCTGCTCAAGCTACCAGAGATAGACAAAGAGACCGTGCTAGGGCTGAGGCTGATAAACAAGCCGCCCGAAACGCTGCGGCTGCAGCTTCAAATGTTAAACAGCCTTCTGAAAGACAACAAGCCTTTGGCACAAAAGCTGTAAAAGCTGCCCTTGATCCTAACAAGAAAACTACAACTACACCTAAGACCGATAGACAAAGTCTTGCTGTGTCGGCGGCTAAAGCACTTGGTCCTAAAGGTGCCGTTGATATTAATCCTGTCTTCGATGAAGATGGGAATGTGGTTCAAACCTTGTCAGACGCTGACGAAGTTATGGGTCCTATGACTCAAAGTGAATTTGAAAAAGTCATGGATATTACTGACGTAGATCCTTTT